ATACAAAGGCGATCCAGTTGAATTTGATACTACAGGTAGTGTTAAACAAGCTGACGCCGCAAGTCCTCTTCTAGGTGTTTTTGATGGATGTTTCTATACGGATCCAACTACCAGTAAACCTTCATGGTCAAATTACTGGCCATCGAATGCGGCAACTGATGCTGTAGCATTTGTCTTTGATGATCCAATGGCATTGTACGAAATACAATGTGATGGCTCACTGGCACTTGCTGATCTTAACCTGAACGCTGATTTTATCTTTACCGCAAGCCCTACAACCGTTAATGGACAGTCGGTAGCTGAAATAGACTCTACTTCAGAGAATACGAACGCTACTCTTCCATTGAAGTTGTTGCATATCTCTACGGATCCTGACAACAGTGATGTCGATAGTGCTAATGCAAACTGGATTGTTAAAATTAACAATCATCAGCTTATGGGTGGTACAGGTACAACAGGTATATAGGAGGTCTTATAAATGGCAATTTCTAGATCGCAACTGGTCAAAGAACTTGAACCGGGCCTCAATGCTTTGTTCGGGTTAGAGTACGGCCGTTACGAAAACGAGTACGAAGAAATTTTCGAAACTGAAAGTTCTGATCGTGCTTTTGAAGAAGAAGTAATGCTTTCTGGGTTTGGTAATGCGGAAGTAAAAGCGGAGGGTGCCGGCGTATCATACGACGATGCACAAGAAACTTTTACCGCTCGTTACACTCATGAAACCATTGCCCTTGCATTCTCACTAACTGAAGAAGCTGTAGAGGATAACCTCTACGACAAAATCAGTACCAGATACACAAAAGCGTTGGCACGTTCAATGGCAAATGCTAAGCAAGTAAAAGGTGCAAATGTTCTTAACAGAGCGTTTAACACTTCTTACACTGGTGGTGATGGTTCCGTTCTTTGCGGAAGCTCACACACTATTCTTGCTGGCACTTTTTCCAACACGTTGTCAACTCAAGCTGATCTTAATGAAACTTCAATCGAGCAAGCGCTTATTGATATTTCAAGCATGAAAGATGAGCGAGGGTTAAAAATCGCTTTACGTGGCATGAAGTTAATTCTTCCTGTAAACTTACAGTTTACAGCTGAAAGACTGATGCAATCTCCAGGTAGAGTGGGAACTGCTGATAATGATATCAATGCTATTAAAAACATGGGTATGATTCCGGAAGGGTACGTTATCAATCACTTCTTGTCAGATACTGATGCATGGTTTATTAAAACCGATGCACCAAATGGCATGAAGCATTTTGATCGTGCACCTTTACGAACAGCAATGGAAGGTGACTTCGACACTGGGAACGTAAGATATAAAGCGAGAGCAAGGTACAGCTTCGGCTGGTCCGATCCTCGTGGAATGTTTGGTTCACAGGGTGCGTAACTCAATAATTAAAGCAGGGCGAAATTAGTTCGCCCTGCTTACAACATAATAATGGTGCTCAGCACTGATCCCAAGGAGGGGTTGTTATTATGACTACACATTTTTCGAATGGGGTTACGAATAACCCTGGCAGAGACAAGGGGGGAAATCCTCTTTGGTCTGTACTAAAACAACCGGATCCAACATCCGCGTTGACAGAATTCGTCTATTTTGATGATTTCTTTAAATATGTTCCCGCAGATTGGACAATTACTGATGAGGGTGGTTCTGAAACCCAAACAGCTGACTATGATAATGGTTGGTTGTCGCAGGTAGATACTGCTCCAGCAGCTAATGCTGTCAACTTATTAGAAGGACCGGACGTATGGAGTTTCCAAAAAGGAGATTCTACTACTCCAGGACTTATCTTATCTTATGAAACGCAATTTGCTATCAAGGATGTGGACAAGCTAAACACATGGCATGGGCTAGCTATCGCTACTTATGCTGATCCTATAGCGGTTCCTTTGGATGGAGTTGGATTTCATCACGCAGAAGATACAACAACTATTCAATTTTCTGTAAAAAGCAGCACTGTGGGTGGCGCAACATCTGAAACATTAGTCACTGCACCAGGTGGATCAACTAATATTACATTAGCGGATGCATCTATTACAACTAAATCAGCGACTGCTCCTAGCACTCCTGATGAAGTTATAAGACTAGGGTTTATGTATGTCCCAGCCGGTCGTGATTCTTATCATGATGGCGCGACAGCAGGTAAATTCTGGGTCTTTTATAATGGTGTTAGAGTGGCAACTGTTGCTGACACTAACTTACCTTATGACAAGATGCTTGGAGTTTCACTAGGGTGGCAATCCAAAGCGACTGATACAAACGCTCTTTACACTGACTTTATTAAAATTAAAAGTGAAAGAATGGGCGTCTCAGCACCATCTTGGAGTTAAAATAATATAACCGTGAGTGGGGTGTAATGACCCCACTCTTTTACAAGGGGAAATAAAATGTCAGAAAACGCTACAATACAATTTGATGGTGAAAGAAAAGCCATCGTTACTTACACCGCAACAATAGCATCCACAACAGCTGAAGATTATACATTCGCAAAAACAGCTTTTGCGGCTAGTACCACTAATGGTAAAGCAGTCACAAGGTTGGATATTAACCGCGTTTGGTTTAATATTTCAGCCACTGCTCCGGCGAAAGCTATGACAATAGAATGGGATTCATCCGGTGCCAATGAATTAGCTCTTACTGCAATTTATTCAGGGGACTATGACTTTAGCAGTGTTGGAGGTTTAATTAATTCCAAGCCTTCAGGTTGGAATGGTGGAATTAAAGTTTTATTTAATTCAGTCACCAATGATGATACTTGTTCGGTGATGCTAGAGCTTTTGAAACGATACGATTAAGGAGGTTAAATGGCTTATTCAGGCACTTATACCTTCAATCTTTCAATTGATGAAATATGTGAAGAAGCATTTGAAAGATGCGGCGTGGAAGTTCGCAGTGGGTATGATTTAAGAACAGCAAGAAGATCTTTGAATCTTATATTTTTGGAATGGGCCAATAGGGGATTAAACTTATGGACCATTGATGAAACATATGTTGATATGGTCAAAGACCAAGAGAGTTATTCGCTGGACGCTAAAGTATTGGATCTTCTGGAAACAACCATTACAGCTGGACCAAGCACAGACGCATCAGCTTATGCCACTGATATTCAAATAATGAGGGTATCAAGAGCAGAGTATTTTGATTTGGCCAAGAAAGCTACAAGTGCCCGTCCCACTATGTGGTACCTGCATAAGTCAGAAAGCACCCCCACTTTATATGTATACCCATCCCCTGACAAAGCATACAGGTTTAAATACTATTATTTATCCCGTATTCAGGATGCTGGAGTCTATACAAATAATGCCGAGGTGCCTTTTAATTTTCTTCCATGCTTGACTGCAGCCCTTGCATATTATATAAGTCTAAAGAGGGCTCCAATGTTGAGTGCTAATTTAAAGGCTTCATATGATGAGGAATTTGACAGAGCGGCTGGAGAAGATCAAGAAATGGTGGCATTTAAGGTGGTACCATATAACTCAGTAAAAGGAATGTAATTATGCCAAGAATTAAATTGAGAGGTCCTAGAAGACCATTTAAAAAGCGACCAACAAAAAGACTTAAACCAAGACGTAAAAGAACTAAGTCAAGAAGAGGATTTAAACTATTAACAGGAGGTCCTGTTGGAAAAGTGTAAGTGTGAACAATGCGGTCCTGATTGCAATTGTGGAGACAGTTGTGAATGCAAGGATTGCGGATGCAATAAGGAGGCATAATGAGTAAAGATTGGCTAAGAGGGAGAGGACAAAATCCTACTCCGAAGATGGCGCCTAAGAACACCATTCCTGTTAAAGGGATGAACGTTCCTACGCGATCCAATTCCAAAGCTATACCAGGTTTTAAACCTTATAAAGGTGCGAAACCAGTTAAAGGTACCATGCAAGGAATGGGTGCTGCTAAAAAAGGCGGAAAGTATACCTGGATTTAGGAGTTTAAAATGGCTAGATTAAAAGCAAAACTTAAAAAAGCTAATAAGCTTAAAGGAGTTTATGGCGGAAAAGGCATGGTGGCTCTTGGAGCTACTGCAGCAGGTACAGGACTTGTAGCCAGACATCATATTAAAAAATTTCAGAGAGATGTAGAGAAAGCCGGCGGTCTTGAAGAATACTATGATAAGATGAATAAAAAACACAAGAGAACGCGAAGAACGGGAAAAAAATAGATGGCATATTCAAAGGGAACATACGCACTTGCTATTTCAGATAGAAGCGGATTAACTTTTAAATACACTGAAATGGTTAAGGAGTGGACAGGAGCCTTGGTTCATACAAGTGAATACGAACCAAAGCAACCACAGCTAATGCCACAAAGGCATTCGCCGGATCCTCAGGCTTTATATAATCCTCGTCCTGATAGATCAGCTCCCACAGTTCCTCATTTACTACCATTAAATCCTTTTAGGTTTACTGCATCAAGCACTACCATTAAGGTTTTTTCACCATCACATGGAAGAACAACGGCTGATACCGTAAGGTTCAGGGATTGTGATGATCCCTTGTTTGGGGCTGACGTGGATGAATTAAATAGTGCATCCGGTTACAGCATAACGGTTGTGGATGATGATTTTTATACCTTTGTGGTGACTACGGCGCCTTCATCCAGTGGAAACGGAGGAGGGGGGTCAGTTAGTGCTGGACCTATAACGATAACGCCATGACCACATACGCTGAATTAACACAACAGATTTTAGACTACACGGAAACTGACAACACAGTTTTAACCTCAACGGTTACTAATGATTTTATAGAACATACGGAGAACAAGATCATGCGTGATGTTGATCTTCCTGTGTTCAGGACATATGAATATACACAATTTACGGCCTCTACTCCTTTTCTAACTCTTCCAGGAGGGTCGGCCATTACACCTGTTGACTTTTCTGTAATTAGAAGTGTCATGATTTACGCGGACGGAGCTTCAACTACAGCTACAGGGGATAGAACTTATTTGGAGAATAAGGATATAACCTTTATGAATGAGTATTGGCCTAATAGAAACACTGAAGGAACACCAAAATATTATTCCCTTTGGGATCAAAATAGTATATACGTAGTTCCTACTCCTTCCTCAGCTCTTTTTTGTGAAGTGGGACTAACAAGAATGCCACCTAGGTTGTCGTCTACTACGACCCAGACCTGGCTAAGTAGAAACGCACCGGCACTTATGCTGTATGGAGCGTTAGTAGAAGCCTTTAGATTCTTA